CCGCTGCGTTTGCAAATTTGCTTATGCAGCGTGCTCGCCGTCATGTCGCCGAATCGGGTTTTCACCCGTAGGCGGCAAGATTGTCGGTTCGCCCGACAGGCCCGTCGCCTATGGTTATCGGGCTGGAGATGTTCACAATATAGATATTAACCCCATCAAGCCTGACATCTCTGTCAAGGTTGACTTTCATGTTGAGCCAAGGCTTCCAGTTGGTCTCGGGGTGATTCCCATAGAGGGTTGCGTCAGACCTAAACCCGACCCTTGGGATGGACCGAGCCAACTTCAGGGTGCCCTGAAGCGCGTTTGTAAATTGCCGCCTGTGTGTGATAAAGCCAAAATGTACAGGTTTGGTAGATTTGTTCAATCTTACCTCAAACAGAATGTGCCTGTAGCTTCGCCCGATGTTGATTTGTCGGTTGAGGAGTGGTTGTCGCATACTAATTATACAGACGCACGTAAGAAGCAGTTGCAACAGCTTCACGATGAGTGTTTCTCCCTACCGACGGACCCAATGGTTGCTAAGGTTAAGTCTTTTGTTAAGGACGAGACCTATGAAACCTTCAAGGCTCCCCGTTGGATAATGTCACGTTCTGATGTGTTTAAGACCATGTATGGTCCTTATTGTCACATTGCTGAAAATATTGTGTATGCCAGTGATGAGCATTTTGTTAAGAACATGACGGATTCAGAGAAATTATCACGAGTGAAAACAAACCTAGGCATTTCTGGAGCCAGGTATTTTTCAACTGATTACACTGCTTTCGAAAGTCATTTTGAACCAGGATTGATGCATGTTTGCGAATTTGAGTTGTTTCATCACATCTTCTCACACTGCCCGAACTACCAGTTCTTAGAACTGTTGAACTACGGTGTGGTTGGCCGTAAAAATCACATGGCCACATATAAGATGTTGCTCAATGTTGAGGCCCGAATGAGTGGTGAGATGTCCACTAGTCTCGCGAATGGCTTCACGAATTTGATGGCCGCATTGTTCGTCGCTCATGAAAATGGCGTCGAAGCCTATGGGGTCGTTGAAGGCGATGATGGCTTGTTCACGTGCGGTGATTTCGTCCCTACCACACAAGATTTTGCTGATTTGGGTCTTACCATCAAGATTGAGCAAACGAATTCGCTTGAAGAAGCAGGTTTCTGTTCCATGTTTTTTGACACCGACTCGAACGCGATTGTCACGAATCCGGTGAAGATTTTGTCCAATTTTGGCTGGGTCAATCGTCAGTATATGAGCGCGAGTGAATCTACACTACGCGCACTCATGAAGTGCAAGGCACTTTCATACATGTGCCAATACCCTGCGTGTCCTATCGTGTCTGCACTTTGTGTGCGTGTACTTGACTTGACCCGTGACGTCAGCTTCTTCCGCATTCTGAAACTGATCAACAGAATGCACATTTCGGTCTGGGAAAGAGATGAGTTGAAGTTCGCCTTGACCCATCCCACTCTGCCTCGAAAAATTTCTGATGGCAGTCGATTTTTGGTCGAGCGCTTGTTTTCAATCACGCGCTCTGAGCAACTTGAAATCGAGGGTTGGGTGATGACGTGGGATTTTAAAGCGCAGAAGTTGCCAACCTGCTTGCTTAAACACGTCAACGACGACATGGCTTATTATTCTGAGTTTTTTGTGGCCGACTACCCCCATCGGCTTGGCTGTCCATTTATGGAGAATTCCCCAAGCATGAGAGTTCTTAATTATTTGTTGGGGCTAGTTCAACCCCTGGGGCGGAACTTCATGCTTACGGATAGGCTCATTCGCATTCCATTGATGCTCTTTTGAGCCTTGTGACGCATAACCAGTTTGAAATCTGGTCAAAATTCGGCTTCGGCGGCTGGTGTCCGCCGGCAAGGTGCAAACAACCACCGGTCCATGGAGTCTCCAACAATAGCTCGGGAACTACGGTCGCTGTCCATGGAACTACTGAGCAGGCTAAGGCCTATTGCCAATGTTCGGCTCATTAAAAATAGGATATTGGCACCCAGATCCCACGTGGCATTCTCACTCGGTACCACGTGGTGGCGTAATGCCAATTTCAGAGTGACTTTTAAGAATAAGAATGGCAAGGGAAAACAGCGGGCTCGAGTCAGTGCCCCCCTTGCCAAATCCAAACTGACTGGCACCACTCCTATGAGGATGAGGAGCAAGGGTGACGGCACGATCGTTATCAGGAAGCGGGAATTCATCAACGATCTGAATGGAAGCAACATTTTCGCGTGGGACGCGTACGCGATCAATCCCGGTCTTCGCACGACATTTCCATGGTTGAGTGAGATCGCCGACCGCTACGAGTCGTACATTTTCAGGAAGCTGAAGTTTGAGTACGTCCCGCGCATGCCGTCAACCTACATGGGCACCATAATCATGAGTGTTGACTACGATGCCAACGACATTGGCCCTGATACCAAGGCCGAGCAGTTGGCCTATTCTGGCACCCGATCCGGTCCCATTTGGGCACCGCTCCAGATTGAATGCCCTGTTGAGGACCTTCAGAAGATCAAGGAGAAGTTCACCCGTCCTGGGTACACCATCAACACCAATGGTGGCCCAGCGGATTTGAAGACGTACGATGTTGGGAATGTGTTTTTCTCCACCGCCGGATGTTACAACTCGTCTGGCACTGAGTTCGCC